AATCTTTTGTATATGTTTATCAAAATCTCTCTTATCTTCCACAAAAATTTTTTTAATTATTAAAAAAAATGTTCTTAATTCTTTATCATAACCACCTTTATTATAAGCTATCAATGATGTATTATATATAGAATTGCCGATATCTCCTTTATAATCATGAATTATATTAGTCTCAAATAAAGAATTTATTTTTAATAAATCTGAGTATAATACTCTTAATATTTGCTTACGAAAGTTAATTAAACCTTCATCTGTTGGTTTATTAATATCAGGTGATGTAATAGATATCCCTTTTTCAATTTTCTTAATATTTTCATCTAAACTCGTAGGAGTTGTATTAGAATTAAATACAGATAATTTTTTAGAACTTATTTTATTATACAAATATATATAATTATTTGATATACCCTTATCTGTATCTTTATTTAAAAGAATATTAAATAAAACATCCATATTAAATAAATCTTCTTTATAAAATGCTATTGGTTCATATATCAAATATTTATTCACATATGTATTATAAGTTAATACCGAATTACTTAATATTAATATAGATAATAGACATATTATATAAGTTATTATAGTGTTGAATAAGAAATTCGCACCATCCTTCTTATCATTTGTTTTAAGATAGTTATAATAAAATAGGAATATTAATAAACAAATAAATACAATTATATGTGTAGTTTTATCAACACCTAATAATTTAGGAAGCATATGAGTAATAACTGAAACAAATTCGGGAAATTCAATTTTATTATTTTTATAAATATTATATTTCAAATTATAAGTATTAATATCTTTTTCATATTGTTTCTTATTTTTATAATATTCATTAATTTTATCCTTAATTAATTTATAATTATCTCTTTTAGCTGTTGTATCAAATTGAAAACAATATTTATTCTTTTCATCAGTAAAATCTTCATCTTTACAATATTTAAAGCCTTCTAATTCATCTGGTTTTTGAATAAATTTTGGTTTAGTTGGTTCTTGTTGTTTATAAATCTCGAAAAAATTAATATCCCTAAAATCATTAGTATTATCATAATTATCCGCAAAATGAAAATATTTATTTAAAATTCCTACGAGAGTTTTATCACGCGAATAAATATTAGTTCCCTTGTTAATATTATAATAATCATCAAATGCCTTATTATAAGTAATATTGATAACATAAAAGACGATTATAAATGAGACAAATAGTCCAATATCATCATATTTCTTAGAATTAAATAAGATATATACGAAATATAATAAACTTATTAAAACTAAAAGATGAAATAATTTAGTATATTTACCATTGCTATCTAATGAATAATCCGTATTTATTAAATATTTTGATAAGAATATTAATGGATAGATTATAATAATTATAAATAATATTAAATAATTAATGGTACAATTTGGAAGATAAAAACCAGAATTTGTACATTCTAAAATCTTATTTATAAATGATTTTTCAACTTCTATATTACAATCTAAATTATCATTAATAAATAGGTGATAATATATATATCCAAATGCGAGAGACATTATAATAGACATTAATAAAATTGAGATAAAAACGACATAATTAATCCAATTTTTATTAAATAAATCCTTTTCCATTTTATATTTATTAATCTCATTATGAACTCTAAATCTTGCTCTTTCAAATTCAATAAGATTTTTATTACAAACATTTTCATTCAATTTTCCATAATTATATAGATATGTGTATTTATAACAAAATTTAGATAAATTAAATATTTCATCTATGATTATCAATAATCCAATAACAATTATAAAGAAGAATATTAATGTTCCTATTGTATTTCCAATATCATCTATATTTAAATTTAACATTTCTATATTTAATTATTATAATTAAAATTAAAAATATATGACATTATGGAATAAATTTCAAATGAATTTCGGTGAAATTATTAATGAAATCGATGAATATAAAGAAATCTTAGATTATTCCATAATATTTAATCAAAATCTCCTATTTTATTCATATATTGGATTTCCATTTGATTTATATTTAGATGAAATAATCAAAAGGAAATTTAAAATAAATCAAATTTATCGCAAAGAAATGTTATGGAATAAAACGATTATTTATAATGAAAATCAATATTTTTTAGAAATTGATTTGGAAAATCCTAATATGCCTCGCAAATTAAATAATCTCAATGATATGTTATTATTCATCATAAAAACTAAATCAATTAATAGTGATAAACATTTAATAATTATAAAAAATATTGATAGATTAAATGAGAATTTCTTCGCATTTCGTATAATCCTCGAAAGATATTATAATAATTGTTATTTCATTTGTTCTACGAATAAGATTAATAAAATCGAACTTCCTATTAAAAGCAGGTTCTTTTTATTCCGTCTTCGTTTATTTAAACCTGATGAAATTCAAATGATTTATCATAAATATCTTAAAAGAGAATTGAATAAGAATTTAATTGAAAATAGAAATATAATATTTGATATATTCATAAGTCAAACGGAAATAAATGAACCTCTTTTAGTAGATGATGATTTTTGTAATCTTCATTATCCACCCTTAAAAACCTTTATAAATTCCAAATATTCTCTAAATGATATTCGCCAATTATCCTATAAATATTGTCAATATAATATAGGAATTCGCGAAATTGTCGAAGATTTATTGAAAATTGATAAAAAAAATTATAAGAAAATAATTGATATTAGTGCGAATTTAGATGAAATGCTTAATAATACTAATAAATGTAGAGAACCCATGTATATAGAAGCTTTTTTATGTCAAATACTCATATAAAAAAATGATTAGAATTAAATATAATCATTTAATAAAGACAATGGAATTTTGTGAAGTTTGTTCAAATATGATTTATATTAAAAGTAGCGAATGTCCCGCCAAATATGGTAATGATAAGGAAAAGGAAATTAACGCATATAATCCAAAGTTGATTAAATATTGTCGTCATTGTGGTTTTGAGAAAGAAGAAGAAACCTCCAAACCAATAAAAGTAAGTGAAATGGTATATACCGATGATGACTTATTCTATAATCAATATAATAATAAGTATTTGAGATTTGACCCATCTTTAAGAAGAATTAAGGATGATGAAATTAAATGTGATAAATGTGATGTTCCTGATATTATTATTCCTATCAAATATCATCCAACACAAATGAAATATTTATATGTATGTGATAATTGTGGGAATATATTTAAAAATGAGAAAAAAGCTCCTTAGAGGTCAAACATATATTTAACGGCAGATAAACTTAAATCTCTAATGCGAATATATTCATATTTATTATTTGGTAAAGGTCTTTTGATTATATAAGGAATTTTGTTTTCTTTTAATTCTTGGATAGCAACTTTTCTCAAATCAATATTAGATTTTATCTCATCTACGATATCTACGAATGGAATAGCACCCATCGAAATTTGCGTAGTTCTTAATGAAACAATCGCATCAAATTCATATTTAGTCATAATTAATTTACTAATTTTTGGTTTAGAAAGGGAAGCAAGAACTTTCCCACATTCTTCAAATGGTTCTTTTGTATAATTTAATAAACTTTTTGTTTCAGTCATTATCTATAAATAATATTATTATTTTTATGTCATTTTTTATTTATCGTTAAAAGATAATAAATATATGAATATAATATCACATTATAAAAAATATGATATTTTAATGTTATTAAATCATAGTCATCATTATCATTCTTCTTTAAACATAAATTAACTTTTCTCGGTAAATATATTGGTGTTGGTGATAATATAAATGAATTACAACAAACAATAAATAAATTAAATAAAAAAAATGATTTCATTATTTAATTTTATTTTTATTAATTTTTATATGGTTTATATTTATGTTCTTAAATTAGAAAATGAAAAACAAATAATCCGCATTTTAGATTAGAAAATCATTTTAAATCTAATGGAAGTGAATGGACTAAAAAATATAATCCATTAAAGGTAATTGAACTAATTCCAGATTGTGATGAAGATAAATATACTAAAATTTATATGGATAAATATGGTATAGAAAATGTAAGAGGAGGTTCATATTGTCAAATAGAATTAGGTGAAGATATTATTAAATTCCTAAAATTATCAAGTTATGGAGCGAATGACAAATGTTTTAATTGTGGTCTAAAAGGACATTTTATTAAAGATTGTAAAAAGAAAAAATATGATGATGTTTTAGAATTAGTTTCTTTAAATAGTTTGATAAACAAATCTCCACATGAAATTATTAAGATTTTTCCATTATTAGATAAAATAAAACAATTGAAAACATTTAGAATTAAAAATGGCGACTTAATTCTAAATTATTTCAATCCTAAATATAATTATTTAGATGAAATAATTCAAGATGCTATATTTATCTATGATAATTATGAAGAATATGTTAAGAAATATAATCCGCATCCAAATCATGAATTAAAATTAATGCTCTCTTATATTCCAAATCAAAGAATTAAATTTTATAAAGAATTATCATTATTATTATCATCTATTCCTTATGAATTAAATGAGAAAAATAAAACATTTGAAGAAATAGAATTGGAAATAATTAATGAATTTATTTAATATATGCTTTATAATCATCTAAACTCCCACACATTCCATCTTTATAAACATTTGTCTCTGTAATAAATACAGGATATTTATTTTAGTTTTTAAACTTATTAAATAAATCCTTGAATGTATATTTATATTTGTATAAATAGTAGGTTCTTCTAATCTTAAATTCATGATATGTTCCTAAAAATATTAGGAATTCTTTTGTTTCATATAATAACTTATTGATATATTTCCATTAGGACACTTAACATTACACCGACCGAAAAGAAAAATGAGACAAGATTATTTATTTTTATATATCTTAAAACTATGTTTTAGATAATTTGTTAAATGCTCTTTATTTATTTTTGTTATTTTTATCTATTTTCAAAATACCAACTGATAATAAATAAAATTTGTCAGTTTTATTATATGAAATTATATCCGTTTCTTTTTAATTTGCTATTAAATAACTAATAGCATCAATTCTATTTCATTATTATGAAATATTCTTTTGTTTTTAATAATATAATTAAAAAAATAAATATGTCTTTAAATATTAATAATCTTCATCTTTAAACCATATATAAGA